GGACACTACTGTGTGTGTCAGAGTACGGGTTATTCCGGGCTGTTAAAGGCACATATCACGCGGGCTGTCGCCAAGGACTAACCGCAAATCAGGCGCTAGCCCATTGGGGGAGCCGCGGTGACGAGCGGGCTAAACTGTTTACAGCGGCAGTCAAGAAAGCAGAGGGAGTGTGAACTATGACTAACAAAAAGATACCGCCGTGCCCGGTGTGTGGGGTGGCGCCAGCTATGAGTTATAGCCTAGGTTCGATGTACAGCATCCGGCCAACGTGTGAGCATTTGAGCGAATGGCTACAGTTTGAGCCTCTCGTTCTTCTTAGGCAGTGGAGGTGGGCGTGCAACAATGCATTAGCAGAGTCAATCCGGTCCCACGGCATCGAGACCGTGGCGCAGGTGGACGCGCTGGTAGTTTGCACGCGTGAAATGTTCGATCTGGCTGGGGATGCTGTAAAAGCAAAAAGCCCTGAGCTATACGCAATTATGAAATCAATCAAGGAAGGTGAGAAGTGAGTCTAGGTAGAATCCCAGAGCGCGACGCACAAATTCGCGCTCTCCAGTCCCGCGTCACCGAGCTAGAATTGGAAAATGGCAGGCTAAGATTTGGCATTGAGTTTGTGGAATCGAAACACGAATGCACAAAGGCCGAGCTAGCCAAGGCGAGGGGTGAGGTGCTAACGAAGGCCGCAGATTACATTGACCGTTGCATCAAACCGGACCCTACAGAATTGGAATTTGTTTTGAACTCATTCGACTCAGCAGAGGCCCGTGGCATAAGCACGGGCATGCGATCTGTGGCAGAATGGCTACGCAATGGCGCAATAGACGCATCCGCCCCAGCCGCCCCCACCGAGGGGCAGGAGGGACTATGACAGAACTACAGATCGGCCAGAGCCTGACCTACGAGCAGGTGATGGCGCTGCCGGATGGGGCGATGATCAATGGCGTATACTGCGCTTGCCCACCAGATACTCTAATCCGCATAGGCGGCCGCTGGCAATATGCATCTGGCGGAGGATGTGGAATAACGTACAAAGAAAATTGGGGATCTGAAATGTGGATGTCAGCCACCCTCGTATCACTCCCCTCTCAGGGCGAACCTTCCCCGAGCCAAGGGGTAGACTATGGATCTGGCGATACCACAGTCATAACTGTATCTACCTCCGCGCCCGTGGCTGAGATCGAGAAAGAGGCGGCACTGGCTTTGATTGACGCTAGGGCCAAAGAGGTACTAAGGTGGGCTGAACGGTACGAGAAATCAAATGACAGCGACAGTCGTAATATCCTAGTAGATGAGTGCCGCAAGTTAGTCGAATCTGAGGTGTATGCTAGATCAATAGGAGCGATAGAATGAGGGCAGTACCAAAGCCAGTCAAGGTGACCCACGTCAAGCGTGTCAAGCCCAACCCCGTAAGCGGTAAAAAGCGCCGGGAATTGGAACAGCGCCGGGTCCTGCGTATGGATCTACTCACCGAACGCGGCCCACACTGTGAGGCCCACACCCGGGTATGCAAGGGAACGTGGGTAGATATGCACGAGCTATTAGCCCGATCCCAGGGCGGCGACCCTCTGGACAAGTCCAACATTCTGTGTGTGTGCCGTGCGTGCCATACTTGGATCGGTAACTATCCCCGCGAAGCACTGGAGTTGGGGCTGCGACATACAAGGCAGGTACAATGCGCATAGCAACAATGTACCGCCCTGCAACCACCTACACGATCAACGGGCGCCGAAAGCCCCATAGGGTGCAGGCTAAGATGGTGTGCGCCCACGGTGAAGACCTGCGCCTGCACAGCAAGTGTATAACGCACCACTGCGACGGGGCTGGTCTAGAGCATCACGAAGCCGCTGCGCTGGCATTGCTGGCACGGCTGGGGATCAAGGGAACCGTCAAGCACGGGAAAGACTACGCCGCTGCGGTGGGGTGGGATGTATGTCAAAACAACTAGACATCACAGTCCAGCACAACCCCGGCACGGGGCTACCTGCGAACATACACAACCAGATCAACAGCTACGCGCTGGCGTATTCAGGCAAGCTGGTACGGATCAGGGTAGGGTCGCCGGAGGCTTCCAGCGGTGCCAAGCGGTACTACTGGGGCTTTGTTCTATCGCCAATCATAGACTCAGTGCGGGCTACCGGCAATGACGGATACACCAAGGAAATGCTGCACGAAGAGTGCAAAGTGGCCTTTCTCGATCCTACGTTTGTGACCGGGCCGGATGGCAAAGAACGCCGGGTGTACACGACCAAAAACATGGACCAAGCAAAGTATATGTGGTACGTTGAAAGCATCAAGAATCTGGAATGGGTAAAACGCTTGGGGACTCACTTTGAGACACTTCAGGAGTACCAAGACCGGACGCAGCAAACATTCAAGAGCTGGGGGATAGAGTGACATCAAAAGCCGCAATCCGTCAAGTATGCAAGGCCAATGCCACCGGGTCAAACCGCAAGCAACGCCGCGCAAATGAGATTATCGCATACAAGAAAGTGCTAAAGTACCTTAAACGTGGTACAATGAATCCCGGTGCCACCAGTATGGATGCAGGAAAAATCATCGGCCCCAAGGGACAAGAGCCAGTGGAAACAGAGGGCGTATGATCGCTTCTACAGCACAAGCGGGCTACACTGTGCCAAGAAGTCAGCCCGGAACACCTACATCATTTTCAGGTCAGATACCGGGGCTAGAGTCGGCATGTGCTGGGCTATCGTGAAGAAGTCCCGGCACGTTAGTACCTCGGTGGCCTTCGACGGTATGCCGATCTATGTGACTGTGAGCAAGATGCCAGATGCGATAGATGAGGCGCTGGGTATCCGTGGCTAAGCCCAAACCAAAAGCCAAACGCAAGCCGGTCAAGGCAGATCAAGATCAGGTGCTAGAATATCGAGCTACGTCTGATCTAGTGCCATACGCACAGAACAGCCGCACCCATAGCCCAGAACAGATCAGCCAAATAGCAGCCAGCATTACTGAGTTTGGGTTTACTAATCCAGTTCTAATTGACAGTAATAATAGCATCATCGCAGGCCATGGGCGAGTATTGGCGGCTATCGAGCTAGGTATGGATACTGTCCCAACGATCACGCTGGCGGGGCTATCAGAGGCCCAGAAAAAGGCGTACATCATCGCAGATAATAAGCTAGCGCTCAATGCAGGGTGGGACTTTGACACGCTGCGCGATGAGATGACGGCACTAAGCGAATTAGACTTCGACCTAGATTTGACAGGGTTTAGCGCAGATGAGATAGCCGAGTTCAGTGTCACAAAGGTAGAAGGCAAGACCGATGAGGACGAGGTGCCAGAGGTTCCAAACACCCCAAAGACGGTGCTTGGTGACGTATGGCTGTGTGGTAAGCACAGGGTGATGTGTGGGGATTCGACCAGCATTGATGCGGTTGAAAAACTGATAGCAGGGCAGAAGGCAGACATGGTATTCACTGACCCGCCTTATGGGATGGCCTATGGTGGCGGCAGGGCGGCAGGGAGCACCAAGAAAGGCGCACGCGTGAAAGCCCACGGAATGATCCTTGGTGATGACAAGACGGGCGAAGACCTTATTGCGCTAGTAAGGGAGGCCCTATTATCTGCTGTGGCTTCTAGCAAAAACGGTGCCGCATCCTATATCTGCTTCCCTTGGCGCACATATAGTGAGTTTGAACGTGCTATTGAGGCTTGTTCGCTCGATATATCTGCCTGCATAGTATGGGATAAAAAGTCTATAGGACTTGGGCATGCAAATTATCGCCCACAGCACGAATTTATTTTCTACTGCAAGGGTGACGCTTGGTTTGGCGATAAGTCGCAGTCTGATGTTTGGTATATGAGTCGCGGTGCCACTGGTGATTATGTTCATCCAACGCAGAAGCCTGTCGAGCTGATCGAGCGTGCTATTTGGAACAGTAGCAAGGGCGGAGACTCAGTCCTAGACCTATTTGGTGGCAGCGGATCAACTATGATCGCCTGCGAAAAAACGGGCCGCGAAGCTAGGCTGATGGAGCTAGACCCAAAGTACTGCGATGTGATAGTGAAACGGTGGCAGGATTTCACGGGTAAGTCGGCCACACTTGAATCCAGCGGTGAGCCTTTTGGTGAATAAACCGCGTGCTAAAAAGGTAGCCAAGCGACCACGGGGGCATCCACCCTACGTCCCGACAGATAAAATGCGGGCAGAGGTCACAGCATTAGTATCGTTCGGCGTTACGCAGAATGACATAGCTGCATACCTGGATATCAACCCAGAGACGCTACGCAAACACTACCGCCGCGAGCTAGATACAGGCCAGATCAAGGGCAATGCAGGGATGGCCCGCAGGCTATACAAGGCAGCGGAAGAGGGCAGCGTGCCAGCGATGATCTTCTGGCTAAAGGTTCGCGCTGGATGGTCTGAGCGTACGATCTTAGACCATAGCAGCTCTGATGGGTCAATGACTCCAGCTCCCACGGTAGTCAAAATCATAGCAGGCTAAATGCCTGAGATCACGGCAGAGGTCAAACTACCTCCCAAGCTAATACCAGTATTCACCAATCCAGCCCGTTACCGGGGTGCCTACGGTGGCCGGGGATCGGGCAAGTCCTACAGCTTCGCGCTTATGGCAGCCATACGGGGCTACGCCGAACCTCTTACAATCCTATGCGCACGCGAGTTCCAGAATAGCATCAGGGACTCGGTACACGCTGAAATCACGGCAGCGATCCGGGCGCATCCTTGGCTAGAAGCCCATTATGACATCGGAGAGAGCTACATAAAGGGCAAGAATGGTACATCATTTATATTCAAGGGGCTGCGACATAACTACCAACAAATCAAATCCACAAGCGGGGTAAATATCTGCTGGGTAGAAGAGGCTGAGTCTACCAGCGAAGCTAGCTGGTCAGTCCTGATACCTACCATCCGGGCCAATGGCTCAGAGATTTGGGTAACTTGGAACCCTGAGAGCAGCGACAGTGCTACACACAAGCGGTTCATAATCAACCCGCCCAAGGACTCGATTATAGTCAAGCTGAACCACGATGATAATCCTTGGTTCCCGCAATCGCTTGACGCTGATAGAATCAGGGACTTAGAGCGAGACCCGGACTACTATGCTCACGTTTGGGAGGGTGAACCCATAACCCGCACTGACGCTCAGATATTCGCCAAGAAGTGGCGGGTGGAGTCATTCGCACCTGGCGCCGGGTGGGACGGGCCGTACCACGGGCTAGACTTTGGTTTCGCCAATGACCCCACAGCCGCAGTCAAGTGCTGGATTTATGATCAACGCCTATGGGTAGAGTACGAAGCCGAACGGGTAGGGCTAGAGCTGGACGATACCGGGGCCTTTATCCGTGATGCCATACCTGGGATCGAAAAGTACGCGCTACGGTCTGACAGTGCCCGCCCTGAGTCAATCAGCTACCTACAGCGGCACGGGCTACCTGCGATCATTGCAGCCAAGAAAGGGCCGGGGTCAGTAGAGGGCGGCATCAAGCATCTACGTTCATACCGAGAAATCGTAGTTCATCCACGGTGTACCGGACTACAGCGTGAACTGCGCCTATACTCATACAAGGTAGACCGGCAGTCAGGCGACATACTGCCAGTTATCATAGACGCTCATAACCACCTGATAGATGCTCTGCGGTACGCCATAGAGCCAGTGATGCAGGCGGGTGGTACGTACTACGGGCAACCATCAGCGGCCATCTCCGGTGGCGGTTCGGGGTTTGGTAATAACCTGATTTGACCGAGTAGCCCCAAGTCGTGTAGCATTGGGGGTAATGGCGGAACTATTCAAGCCCACGGGCATATCTGCATACAACGCAAGCGGTAATGTTCTTGGCTGGGAGTTCAACCCAGAGCTGACGGGCATAAATAAGTTTCTGGCGTACAAGCAAATGACCGCAGATCCGCAACTAGCCGGAAACCTGGCATTGATTGACTCTGCCCTTTCTGGTGCGACATTTAAATTCAAGGGCGGGCGCGATGACATACGCGAATTTCTAGAGGGCCTCTATCCTGAAGATCAGCTACGCAGTTTCTTTAGCCAAGCCGCAGACTATCTAGCCTATGGCTGCGCACTGTTTGAAATGGTGCCGTACTACGACCCCAATACAGGCCGATACCTAGAGAATAGTTACCCGCGCCAAACTTGGACCATTATGGGGTGGGACGTTACCCAAGATCGCAAGCTGATCGGAGTCAAGCAGGCCGGCCTGAATGGTTCAGGCTATATCCCTGCCACTCGGCTGATCCTGTTTGTGAACAAACCTGATGGTGATAACTACGAAGGCATTTCAATCCTGCGCCCCTGCTATGGCCCTTGGAAGCTCAAATGGGGGCAGCGTAGAATTGACGCACTAGGCGCACAGCGTTATGCTGCTGGCATACCCCATATCAAAATGACCCCGCAACCAAGCGCAGAGCAGATCACCACGGCTAAAGCCTTGGGCGCTTCGCTGTCCAGCGGTGACGGTGCGTACATTGTGACTAACCCAACGGACGGGATACAGGACGTTACCCTGATCACAATGCCGGGGCAGGGCTACAACGCAGAGCCGAAGGTGACGGAGTACAACATCGAAATGAGCCGGGCTCTATTGGGGCAGTTTATGAGTTTCACTTCTGGATCACTGGGCGGTGAACAATTGGCTCGTGAAATGATCCAACTGTTTTATAATTCAGTGCAGTCGTTCGGTAATTCAATGTGCCGGGTCGCTGACCTCCAGAAGTTCCACCGGGTAGTTGACTGGAACTTTAGCGGGCTACAGCTTGCGGACTACCCACAGTGCGAGATCAGCGGTGTCAATAAGCCAGACGCTACCACGATGGGTACATTCTTGTCTCAATTGCTGCCAGTGTTCCCAGAGCTAAAAGCTACCCTTACGAGCAAGGACATTGACACAATCAAGCGCGCCGGTGGGCTGTCTGGGTATAGAAGCACGGCTACCGATCAAACAAACCTGAGTGCACATAAGCCGGGGTGCGGGTGTGCCGTCCACCTTGACGCCACCAACCGTACATTCGCACCTATTCGGCACCTGAAGCCGCACGAGATGAAGTGTGACTTTGCCGCAATGTCTGATCGTATGGACAAAGGCGCAGCGGACATAAAGACCAAGCTGGCCCCCGTAATCGAGACAATGGCATCGCATTATGTGCGCTTTCTGACACCGATCATACAACGGGCCGACATTGGCGGTATTGGTACTTTGGAACCTAGGTACATTGACCAGATCGAAGACGTGATGAAGGAATCTGCCGGGGAGCTGTTTGACGATGGGATGGCCGCCGTCCGTGATGAGCTGGGCGGGGCTGTCAAACTAGCCGCAAGGCGGGTGCCTGCAAACAAACTAAAGGAATTGGCACTGGATCAGGCTGCCGATGCAGGCGCTACGATTAGCCGCGCCACAGCCGATACTGCCAAGCAAGCTGCGCGCCGGGCTGTACAATCTGGCCTAACTGATGCCGCACAAATCGGTTTGACGCTACGCATTGCAATTGACGCAGTAAGCGAAAGCCTAGTCAATAAGGCTGCGAATGGCACCGCTGCCGGGGCATTTACGAATGGCCGGGATGCAGAGGCACAGGACTACGATATCAAGGCCACCTACTACAGCGCGATAATGGACAGCTCTACCTGCGAGGTTTGCGCGGCTGCTGATGGTTCGCTGGTGGTAGACAATGAGCCAGCCGCCCCCAATCCTGGCTGTGATTCAACCGCATCAGGGCAGAATAACTGCCGGTGTATCTGGGTGTATGAGGTATAGCTATGAACGGTCTAATCGAGTTTATCCTGTCGGGCATCACCTACCATAATTCATACGGCAAGCTGGAAGTCACACCGGCCCAACTGTCTGAGGGTGTGGCCTCTTTCAATGGCCTACCGGATAACGAGCGACGCCTGCCAATCAAGTACGGCAAGCACGATCAAGGCACAGACGCAGCCGGATGGATTACTGGACTTGTTGGTGTGCCACAGGACAAGCCAGAAAAGGTACTGGCTACCGTTGAATGGACTGACATTGGATCGAAGGCGATCAAGGAAAAAAGACAGCGGTACATCAGTCCTGAGTTTTCATTCAACTGGGCGAACAATAAGACTGGCAAAAAGGGATTCTCATTCTTGGGTGCTGCCCTTCTGAATGATCCCCATATGACAGAACTGGCCCCGGCCATAGCTTTTAGCTCGGAATCAAACCAAGTAACCATCGGCCCTAGCGTGTCACTTGACAGCGAAGCTAGTAGTCGTGTAGCGTTAGCATCAGACGGAGTAATAACTATG